GTTGCGAATTGCGGTACGCGACAAGCAATGCTTTTAGTGATAGCTAGGCATCGCGCTAGGTAATTGACTGCTCTCCGCCCAGCGCGATTGAAATGAAAACTAAAACATGAACACGATAGCCATCACGCTATCACTAAAAACACTAACACCTAAATGCTTTTAGTGATAGCAAAAAAACCACCACGCCATAAACTGCAATGAGTGGTGGCCGTGTTTTTGGTTGATAGTAATCTCAGTATTCGTCGCTGTACTTTCAAGCAATCCCAAGTCTCCTATTTCTGAGCGTCTGGCCATTACAGGTGCACTGTTATGCGCGTACTATCAATAATCAACTCTCTTACTTATACATTTCGATACGTTGTACACCGTATTCTACCTGCGTCTTGAGCCAACCCGATTGGTCGATTCCAACATCGCCAATCCTTTCTGGTTCACGTTTGGATTCTTGCCAGCCAAGGTTGTCAATTCTTCGTAAAGTTGATTAGTGATAGTGCTTGTCTTTCCAAGCTGTCAACATAACTAAACCCAAGCCACAAACCAGCCATTGATAAATCGCCAAAAATAAAAATACTGGTTTGTGGTGGGCATAAACTTATTCATCGTCTTCTGGATGCTCTGGTGCTACTCTTTGAGCAATCATACTATCTGCAATAATATATGCAAGATTTGAAACGTTTTCAAACGCTACATTTGATCTTCCTGCCAAAATTCCCTGCATTGCATGTGCCGCAAAATAATCTCGCAGATCTTCGTATTCAGTCATTACTTTTCTCCATAAAAAAAACCGTCTTCTTTGTTAGGTGATAATTGCCGTGAAAAGTTGCGGCTCTAACTTGAATTCGGTTTTGTTTAACTTTTCACTAAATTAGGTTTATCACAACCTGTACACATTATACATCATTTAAAAAAAATTATTACGCTTAAAAGTTTGCACAACATAAACGCCCTACCGCCCTACTCCTAAAGAGAGTAGGGCGTGGGCGGGCGTTATTTATGCTGTTTTTGTCAAAACGCCCGCCCTAACTTAAATAACGCCCTAGGGCGTTTTGGGCGTTCCATTATTTCTCATTCTTCATCATGATAAGTGCTGAGGAATTAACTTGATCAATCATGATCCAGCCATGTTCAAATGGTTTTATCACGTCACCGCCTTCCATCAGATTTACAAAGCCATTTATGGTTGATGGCTTTAAAGCATTCTCCGCTGTTCTTTTCGCCCAGCCATCAGCATCCAGTTTTGCCATAAATGCTGATCGGCTAATATAAGGCATCTCCTCTCTGACTTCTGTTCCTGTTGCAAACCAAACCTTTTCAAATAACTTTCTGTGTGAATCTAACTTTGAATCTTTTTTGATTGCCACAGGTGCATCAGTGGGTGATAACACCGCGCTGTACACTTGATCACCGTCTTCATCAATCCAACCCGTGATAGCAATCTTTTCAAGCGTCGCATAAACATCCAAAGTTAACTCAGCATCTTTTGATTTCTTTTGTGATATTTGCATTGGCTTGTTTTCATCACCAGGCGCAACACTGATTTCAATATCGAGTGCGCCACGCCATGCAGACGATCCACGCGCCCTATGTTGATTTTCAGCAGATACCCCTGTGTGATGTACTAAAACGACAGTACAACCAAACTCCATCATCAATGCAGCGCACGCATCTAGCATGCTTTTTGTGTCTTGCGCTGAGTTCTCGTCACCAAGAAGGAAACGATGCAAGGTATCAAAAACAATAAGACTTGGTCGCTCATCAAGACTGAGCAGTGCTTCACGCACACGCTGATAGCCTGCCGGTGTATTAAGATCACACCCAGACTTTGATACCCACATATTTAATTTACTAATTTGATTCTTTTGTTTCCAAGCCGCAATGCGACCACGAAGACCATGATGACCCTCACCAGCAAAGTAACCCACTGAGCCAGCCTTCACTTTATGTCCCATCCACTCACCACCTCCCGATGCAATGCGAAGGCACTGATCAAGAACCATAAATGTTTTACCACCGCCAGACGGGCCATGAATCATGATTAATGCTTCTTCTTGTAGCCATCCTTTAATCAACCATTTAATTGGCGAAGGTTGCGTGCTTAAATCATCAGCAGGGATTAACCAATTATCCTTTGGTGGCATAAGTAAACTCAGCAAGTCACCACCATTGGCAACGTAATCGTTAGCATCACCAAGCTCTGGTGGCGAAACTATTCTTGCACCATGTTTTGCTGATGCCTGCTCTGCGTAGCGCATGCCAACACCAGATGAATCGTTGTCAGCCACAATGACAATGTCCTGTGTTGCGCCATAGGTTTCACGCATTATGCCTGTCACTGGAACAATGTTTGATGCGGAGTAAGCAACGATACAAATACTGCCTGTTGCTTCATGAATGGTAGCGGCTGTGGCAAAGCCTTCTGCAATAAAAATGGTTTTAGGATTTTCAGCGTTTCCAATTGACCAAAACTTCCCGCTAGTTGCACCACCTTTATGATAGAGCTTACCACCGTCTGTTGAAATATATTGAAGCGTTGATAAAGTGCCATCTTTGTTTAACAATGGAACAACAAGTCGTCCATCACCAGTGACTCTTGCACCATGAACGCAGATGCCTTTCTTTTTTAAGTAAGGATGTTCTTTGTTTGCGGGCGTGCAATCTGACCATATCTTTGATACTACATCCTCAGTAACTTCATGTTGTTTTGCAAGTTCAGCGTCACGAGCAACTTTAGCTTCAGACATTCTGCGCGAGTGTGCCATCTCCTCTGCGGCAGTAAACTTTCGCCCAATGTCTGCACGAAATGACATTTCAATACCAGCTCGCCAATCACCAAACCTACCTGCCGGTGTACCATCGCCATAACAAATGTACCATCCTGTTTTATCCCCCGCACCCGATGATCCTTTTGAGTTGGTTTTAAACCGATGAATTTTCCCGTCCATATAAATGGTAGATGGCGGATCAATCCCAACATCACGCATTGCATTGCACAATTGCGACTCTGGCGACTCTGGCACCGATTCCACTGGCGGATAAAAACTCCCATTAAAAATATTAGTTAGATCTGCCATTGTTGCTTTCCAAGTAATCAGTTAATTTTGTCATGACTTTATAAGTCGGATTAGCATTTTCATTATCTCTAATCTCTCTGATAGTATTGAAATGAATGCCTGTTGCTTCTGCAATCATAGATACTCTGCGGTCTTTTAACAATCCTCGTATGTCTTCTAACTTCATCATTTTTTTTATTCCTGTTTGTAGTTAATGTTTGATAAATAATATCATAAATAATATTTTAATGTTGACATTTAATATTTCAATGTTTATAATCTGTGTCCAAGAGCTAACCGGAATTCCTCCAACCAGCTCGCAAAAGGAGAAATAAAATGGCTATCAATTTAAAAAACACATCTGATGTTCATGCTAATGGCGTGAAGGTTTTAGTGTACGGTTACGCAGGTGCTGGCAAAACTACGTTGTCAACCACAATGCCAAATCCCGTGATTATAAGTGCGGAAGGTGGCTTATTGTCAATCAAAGACAGCAACATACCCTATGTTGAAGTATCAAACATGGCGGATATAACTGAGATATATTCTTGGTTGTTAACACCAGAAGGCAGTCAGTTTGATTCCGTTATTTTAGATAGTTTATCTGAGATTGGTGAAGTTGTTTTAAACCATGAAAAATCTGTCAATAAAGATGGTCGCGCTGCTTATGGCGAGATGGCTACGCAGATGGCCGCATTAATTCGCGCATTTCGTGATCTTCCAGGTAAAAACGTGTTGATGACTGCTAAGGTTGAAAAGTCACAAGACGAAACTGGTCGAATGATGTACGCGCCATCAATGCCAGGTGCTAAGTTAGGACAAACGCTTCCATACTTTTTTGATTTAGTCTTGGCACTTCGCGTTGAAAAAGATGCTGACGGTGTTGCTCAACGCGCATTGATGTGTGATAGCGATGGACTATGGATGGCAAAAGATAGATCCGGCAAACTTCAAGCATGGGAGCAACCAGACTTAGGCGCAATCATCAAAGAAATTGGCGGTGCAAAATGAACATCACCGAATTATCTAACCGCTGGTTAGAATTAAAAGTTCAAGAAGATTACGTTATTTCAGAACGTCGATACATTGAAGATCAAATATCTTCTTTGATGAAAATACAAGAAACGCTCGAAGGCGTTGAAACAAAAAAAATCGGTAACTTTGTTATCAAAGTTACTGGACGAATTGACAGAAAAGTTAATTCAGAAATGCTACAAGAAATTGCGGCAGAAAATGGATTATCTGAGCATCTATCAGCTTTATTTAGATGGACACCTGCTATTAACATGACAGCGTGGAAAAGATGCTCACCCGAAATAACGGATGTTTTACTTGGTGCTGTTACATCAAAACCTGGTAGACCATCATATAAAATTACAATTGGAGAATAATCATGGCTTTTTTAGAACAAACTTTTAGCGTAGAAGACTTACCGGTTTCAATCAATAACTTTGAGCCACTGCCAGAGGGTTGGTACACATCGGCTATTTCTGGTGCTGAAATCAAAACAACCAAAGCTGGCAATGGCCAGTACATCAATGTCAAATACACTATTCTTGGACCAACACATCAAGGACGTATTGTGTTTGGCATGATCAACATTAAAAACCCAAATCCTCAAGCAGAAGAAATTGGTCGCCAACAACTTGGTGAAATCATGCGTGCAATTGGTTTAGCTAAGGTATCAGACACGGATCAATTGATTGGTGGCAATTTATCCATCAAATTAAAAATCACGCCAGCAAATGGCAATTATGATGCATCTAATAGTGTGTCTGGATTTAAAGCATCTGGCAATGGCATTGCACTTGCACCAAAGGCAACGTCAATACCACCAACTGATGGCAAAGCACCACCACCTTGGGCAACTAAATAAGTAACAAAATAAGGGCGTTTAACACACGCCCTTTTTATTCGGAGTATTTATGTTAATTCCAGATTCAAATCATTCTATATCCGTGCTAGTAAACAAAGCACACCAGGAGCGAAAAGAAAAACCACGTCCACACATGGGCGGATCCATGCTTGGTCATTCATGTGACCGATGGCTGTGGCTGTCATTTAGATGGGCAGTGCAAGAAGAATTTGAAGGTAGACTGTTAAGATTGTTTAGACGCGGACACTTGGAGGAAGTCACCATTGTGTCAGATTTAAGATCTATTGGCATTCATATCGGCAATACATCTGAGCATCAATCTCGTGTTGATTTTGGATGTCATGTATCTGGATCGCTGGATGGCATTATATTTTCTGGCGTACCAGAAGCACCCAACAAAAAACATATCCTAGAAGCTAAAACACATGCTTTAAAATCGTTTGATGATCTAGTCAAACATGGCGTAGAAAAGTCTAAGCCGATGCACTACATTCAAATGCAAGTGTATATGCAAGGATCTGGTATTGACCGTGCGCTTTATTATGCTGTCTGTAAAAACGATGATCGTATTTACACAGAGCGAGTCAAATTTGTGCCAGAAATAGCTGAAAAATATATCAGTCGTGGTCACAGGATTGTTAAGTCAGAGCGCATGCCAGAGCCACTTAGTCCAGATCCGAGCTGGTATGAGTGCAAATTTTGCGCAGCGCATGAGTTTTGTCACAAAACAAAAACAACCAAACATGTTAATTGCCGAACCTGTGCGCATTCAACTGCGATGGATGACAGCACTTGGCGATGTGAACGCCATGATGCGGATGCTATCCCAGTAGAATTTCAACGGTTAGGATGTGATTCTCATGTGCTTCATCCAGACCTTGTACCATATAAACGCAAAGATTCACCAGATGGTAATCATGCAGTCTATGTCATTGATGGTGTAGACGTAATCAATGGTGAGAATGGTTATAAGTCATCAGAGATAGTGGCAAACCCAAAGGCGTGTATTAGTGGTGATACTTTTATTGCTGATCTTAGAAATAACTTTGATGGGAAGATAGTAGGATGAAACTCAGAGATTATCAACAAAGATCCATAGATGATCTTTACGCATGGTTTAAGGCTGGTCATGAAGGCAATCCTTGCATGGTACTACCAACAGGATCTGGCAAAAGTCATATTGTTGCCGCACTTTGCAAAGATGCGCTTCAGCAATGGCCAGAAACCAAAGTATTAATGCTCACGCACGTTAAAGAGCTTATCTCACAAAACGCTGAAAAAATGAGGGAGCATTGGCAAAATGCACCACTGGGTATTTATTCATCAAGCCTAAAGAAAAAACAACTTGGCGAACCGATTACATTTGCCGGTATTCAATCTGTTCGAGATAAAGCGCACCAACTTGGTCATATTGATTTAGTCATCATTGATGAATGTCATTTGGTGTCGCATAAAAATGAGGGCGGTTATCGTAATTTATTATCAGATTTGAGTGTAATCAATCCACGATTGCGCGTAATCGGTTTGACCGCTACGCCATATCGTTTAAATCATGGACTCATTACAGATAAGCCAGCGTTATTTGATGACATGTTGATGCCAGTCACCATTGAGTATTTAATCAGCAAAGGATTTTTATGCACATTAAAATCTAAAATGACGAAAACAAAACTCGATACCAGTGAAGTGCATAAACGTGGTGGTGAATTTATTGAGTCAGAATTGCAAGCTGCTGTTGATACTGACGATAAAAACAAAGACGTTGTGAGTGAAGTGATTAGGCTTGCTGGCGATAGAAAAGCCTGGTTGTTTTTCTGTGCTGGTATTGATCATGCCGAGCATGTAAAAGACATGCTAATCAGCAAAGGGATTACAGCAGAATGCGTGACAGGTAAAACGCCACAAGCGCAACGCGATAGAATTATTGCTGATTATAAAGCTGGTAAAATTAGAGCATTAACAAACGCCAATGTTTTGACAACCGGGTTTGATTATCCAGACATTGACTTGATTGCAATGCTTCGCCCAACGATGTCATGCAGTCTTTATGTTCAGATGGCTGGGCGTGGTATGCGCCCAAAGTCACATACGGATCATTGTTTGGTGTTAGATTTTGCTGGTGTAGTTGAAACGCACGGGCCTATCACGAATGTAAAACCGCCAAACAAAAAAGAACCAGGCAAGGAAGGAGAGGCACCCGTTAAAGTATGCGATGAATGCGCTGAATTGGTGGCTATATCCGCCAAAGTTTGTCCAGCGTGTGGACATAGGTTTCCAGAACCAGAAGAAGCAGCATCGACGTTAAAGCTCAGAAACGATGACATCATGGGCATTGAAGGCTCAGAAATGGACGTGACAAGCTGGAACTGGCGAAAGCATACATCTAAAGCGTCTGGAAAAGAGATGCTGGCTGTGACCTATTATGGTGCTTTATCTGATGCGCCAGTGACAGAATATTTCTGTGTGGATCATGAAGGATATGCAGGAGATAAAGCTAAAAGTTTATTTAATAAAATTTGCGCTAATAGTAATGTAAATGCGGTTTATAGCGGAAATGTTGATTTAGATAAAGTAGCTGCTTATATGCAAAAAAAATCAACCACACCATCATTAATCGAGTACACCAAAGATGGTAAATTTTATCGCGTAATAAATCGGAGCTGGGATGTATAAAGAACCAGATTTTCTAATTGAATATAAAAGGATGAAGGCATTGGCACCACCAAAGTGTTGTCATACCTGTGACTTTTACACTAAAAAAACAATGTTTTGCTCAAAATATAATATGAATCCGCCAGAGGATTTTGTGAATACGCAAGACAATTGCCCTAACTACATTGAGGAGTTACCATTCTAATGGCTACCATTAAAAAAAAAATACCATCCGAGCATTACGAACAAGCATTGTTTGTGCAATGGTTTAGACGTACTTATCCTGGCGTTCTTATCCATTCAATTCCGAATGGCGGTCATCGTAGCAAATCA